CGAGATAGTCGGCGTGCGCCTGTAGCACGCGAGCTTTGAATTCGTAACTGCGCGCTGCGAACCGCCAGCCGCGTTTCTTGGCAAGGGAGGCCAGGTCTGTGAAGGTGCGAGCCTCACGGCGAAGCAGGCTGGACTTGAACCACTTGTGAGCCTGGCTCGATATGACGTCTTCGAGAGTGGGCGTGTGGCGGTAATCGACGTGGGCGGGGACTGACATGGGAAGCCGTAAGATGGATAATGAAACCAGATTCGACAACGTAATAAAAACGTATTACGTTGAAATGTAATACGAAATGGCTACACCATGAAATTGAACGAATTGATCGACAAAGCAGCCGAGATAGCGGGAAGCGATAACAAACTGGCGCTAAGGCTGGGCGTATCCAGACAACTGGTTAGCAACTGGAGGCATGGACTGAAAACATGTACCCCCGAAGACTGGGCGCTTTTGGCGTACATCGCAGGGCTCGACGCAGAGGAAGCATTGATACGGGCGGTGGTGGCGAAACACGCGGACACACCGAAGGGGGAACGGCTGCTGACAGCCCTGGGAAAAGGTTTGCAAGTGACTGGCGCGGTGGCATCTTTAGCCATATGCGGCAGCGCAGGTTTCCTATTGATGATGAGTGAGAGATCATCGACAATGTATATAAAGACAACCAAAGGGATAAGAAAAAGAGCTAATAGGCGACAACCGGCGTTATGTAAAAAAGAGACAAATCACCCAAATGCCCGCCTTGTGTGGGCATTTTAGTTTTCTTGTGGGTGAAGTGAACCCCGAGTTCAGGGGGCTAGAACCAGAACCGAACGCCGTTCACCACGAAGAGGGCAAGGAAGGCGAGAAAGGCTCCAAGGCACACCGAGGGGCCGTGCCACTTCACAGGGGAAAAACGGAAGGTTGAGCGAAAGAACCTGCCGGAGGGACGAGCAGAGCAACGCCGTTCTTTGAACTCTTGCCTGTACCAATCACGATCCTGGTAACCCATCCATTGCCCCCGAGTCATCGGACTCAAGAAAAAAGATACCACGGGTGGCATCGAACCAGGCGCGAGTGATGTTGTGGCCAACGGCCGCATAAGCGAGCTCGATCAGCTCACGCATAGTGGTTTCAGAGTGGAACAGAGCCTTATAAGCCTGAGGAATGTCGATTCCCTTGCTTGCGCTGTAGCGTTTTTTGTTTAACTCACTGTCGTGCATATCCTTTGCCACGTAACCGGCGATGTAGCTGGCGATGGCCGCAGCACCCTTGATGGGCTTGCGATGCCTTGACCACCTGGAGGTGCGTTTAGCCTCATCGAAATTGCCGCCATGCTCGCCAGCACAACTGCGCCAGATGGCGCGCATAACGTCCCAGCTTTTGACCTTGACGCCACCTTGAACGATGCGGAGGGGGAGGGCGTGTGTGGCCAAGTGGACGTGATAAGCACCGCGTTCCTGTTTTTCGAGGGTGGCGATGTAGCGCCATTCACCAAACAAGGCAGCAACCCGGCGCCTGAAGGCGTCGAAGTGTTTAAGAACCAGGTCACGATCTTGCAGGTTGTTTTTGTAGGTAAGCGTCCAAAGAGCGTTAACCATCATCGCCTTGCACTTGTGGCGAACGTCTTTTTTTGCACGGCGCACAGCGTATTCGATATTTCGCTCACGATCACCCTCACCACGGGGTGCCAAGTGCTTTAAATCGCGCTGTATGGCGCGATCTAGGGTTCCCTGAGGGTCAGGGCGCTTGGTGACGATGACGGCCTCGCGGTGGCCGTTTTTGAAGTCGCGAGCTTGAAAGAGATATTGGGGAGCCTGTGAACGAAAAAGGGTTTGATCGTCAACCCCATCAAGAGCGCCCGCTAATGGGTGTAATGAACAGGCGCGTTTGAAGGATGACGCATCAGACCCATAACGCCGGGAGGCATCAAGGCGAGCAAGCTGTTCAGTAGTCCAGCCAGAGTGATCGAGTTTTGATACAGTAGATGCCACGACTGATCCTTCCAAATCATTCAGTTCGTCACCGACCCCGGAGCCTGACAGCTCGCGGGGTCTTTCTTTTTACCTAGGGGAAAGCCACCAGGTGGATGTAACACTCAGCCAGGTGCATGCCGGCTGGAAGTAACAGACGTTGGCACATGACAACGTGAAGCAAGCCCAACGAGCCAGCGGGCAAAACTAAGAGGCGTATGCTCACGATCAGCCGGAGACAACGACATGACGCGCCCACCAGCTCGACGTAACTGGACTGGTAATGGGCCAACATCCGAACGAGCCATACCGCAGATGTAAAGCCAGGTCGGCTTCGGAGCAGGATGACCCCACCAGCCTTGATCGACAAGAATCGTGAAGCCCCCATAGGCGTCTAAAAAACCAGGCCGAGGCAAGCCAGCAGCACGCCACAACTTAGAAGCGTGCGGATGCTCCAAAACGCCACCAAACCGGCGTACGACATCAACTGCAAAAAGAGCAAGAGCAGCCTCATCAGGGTCAGGCTTCGAACGGTGGGAAAGACGCCCCCACAGCCGACACGGAGGATGAGCGATAACAGGGAGTGAACCGGAATAAAAGCGCGCATCCCGAGGCTCATCCCAGACATCAGCCACCAGGTCAAAGTAACAAGAATCGGAACGAGCAAAAAGAACAGAGACAAAGCAGTTCTTTGAGGAAGCACCTATGAAAACCTCATGTGATTCCGTTATGTGTACCTTTGATAAATCTAGGGCGGCTTCGCCGCCCGTCGCCCTCTCGCTTCGCTCCATGTCGCCGTGCGGACGAAGCGCCCTCGCTTCGGGGAAAGGGAGAGACAGTTGAACCAAAGAGCAGCTTTCAGGGCGTCGCTTTCGGGACTTGGTTTGTCGGCAATCGGGAGTGGCCACGCGAGAACCTTTGTCTGTTGGGTGAGAGGAGAAGGCTTGAAATTGACGGCTATCCATCAGGGGCTTCGCCCCCGATACCCCCATTCGGAGGCACTAGAGAGAGGGATTCGGTATTGAGGCAGGAGAGGGGGCAGACTGAAGAGGCGGGGAAGCTTCAAGGGCTTGTGGCGGCCTGTTGAGAGGACTGTGGTCAGCGACCTTGTAGGGATTGTGGGGAGGGTTTGCGAGCCATGCGCGGCATTCATCGTCTGTGATAGCAGCCTTGGTGCCTTGGTCAGTGTGGCAGTAAACGATTGACCCGAGAATGAAGCCACCAGTGACCATCGGCATGGCAGTGACGACGCGAAGGTGGTCATAAGCAGGGGCAGTCTCAGGGCGTGAGCGAATGCGAGGCGTGAAATCAGCCTGGATGGTGCGAGCAGTGATGGGGTCGGATGAAGTAGAGGCTTGATGCTGAGTGTGAGCAGAGCTTTGAGGCGAGATGTGAGGAGCGGTGACCGTGGGATTTACGGAGACAGTGTCGGTGCCCTGAACTTTTGATGAGAGCGAGCGCCAGGCATACAGGGCGAGAGCGAGAGCGCCAAGAATGCAGACGACGGCAATGATCAAAGCGGGAGGAATCGAACGCTCAGGCTTGACGTGCAGGCTTGCGCTTTTGTAGAGGTTGAAAGCCTTTTTAGGGAGGCTGTAGCGCTTGCGAATAGGAGCGCTTTTGTAGGCCAACTGGTTGTTGCATTCTGGCCATTCGTACCACCAGCGACCAAGGATGCCTAAATCACGCAGGTGGACGTGACGACCAACAAGGGCGCGAACATTGGTGCGGATCAATCCGGGCTGTTGAGTGACCACCAAGAAATCAAGGCCGCGATGACGATGCGTTTCAAGCATGGCAATGTCATCAGTCACCTTAGCGGTGGGCCCAACTGGACGCCAAACACGCTGAACTTCATCGATAACGACCAAGGCCCCATCGGGGACTTCGGATGGCCACTTTGTGGGGTCATCCAGAGCGATGTGCGGTAACTGGAAATCGGGAATGCCACTGACAAAACACTGACGGTCTTTATAGAGGGTGCGGATCATGTCAACCATAGCCGCACTCTTGCCAGCACCTGGTGCACCAGTGATGAGCGTAATCATCTTGGGATCAACTTCTTGAAGACCATCATGCTCACACGTGCGGTGATGCCGCCGGCAACGATGCCGAGCGCGGTATTGACGCCAGCCAGGGCCATGAATGCGGTTACCTCACCGTAGAGACTGCCAGACCAGGCAGCTTTGGCAGCACCAAGCGCACCGGTAACGGCCGCATCGACGCCGGTGTAGACAAGAACACCAAAACCTAAAGCGACCATGACTTGCTTGGCGAGAGGGCCAACAAGGGTGAGGAGCCAAGCAGCAAGATTCACGTGTCTGTCCTCGCACCTAAAAAGATCATGACGGCAGCGATCCAAGCAGAGGCAATGACAGCAAAACGGACGCCAGAGAAGAAATCGCAAACGAGCGTCCACTCCCATGAATATTGACGGCCACCGAGGGTGATGATGCGAGGGGGAGGGCAGGAGGCGCTATCACTGCCCCATGGGGATTCAGCGTTGAGCTCAATTTGTTTTTCCGTTGGATCCCAATCAGGCGAATCAACGTCGCCTAATTCGGCACAACCGGCACGCTTAGGGTTGTCGATACAAGGGTCACGTGTAGGAGCAGCACCAGGATCTGAACTAGGTTCGTCAGGTGCATCAGTGACGGTCACATCGTCAGGATCCCCGGGATTAGGGCCCGGACGCCTTGTGGTGACCTGCTGTGGTTCCCACTCGATCTCGTTGCCACGATAACGAATCGCAATTTCGGGGCTCTCTGTCCTGGTAACGGAACCGCCAGGGCCAGTAGTGACAAGGGGTGCAGGGGGAGTGCCGGTCTGCGACGAAGGGCCAGAGGTGGTCGTAGAGCCAGGGGCGATATCAACGGCACCGCCAGGCGTCGCGAGAATGTCATTGACCAACGGGACGTTGTCCTTTTTGTCAGTGACGTCACGAGCCACGATATCGACGACGTTGTCATCAGAGAGAGGGCGGTCGTAAGAACCAGTGGGACACTGGCCGTCGCGATCCGGGAAGGTGTCTGAACCGTCAACAGGAGAGACACACAACCGATGCGAATTGGGGGAGCCAGCAAGGGCGTAAGGAGTCTGTGAACTTGATGATCCGTGAGTAGGGGAGCTACAAGTAGACTGAACTAAAGCGGTTGCAGTAGTGCCAGAAACAACGAGGGATACCAGCGAGTGACTGCACTGCGGAAAATTGGAATTAAGGACGCCAAGCAGTGCCTGCGCGGATTTAGATGCAGTCAAGGCGCACTTGGTGGTGCCAGGGTGAAACCAGCACAAAGTCTCTCTCTGCGCAGGAGGAATGCCAGGATCGTGCATCAAACCGCCTTGACCATCTGGACGAATACGGTTGTCATCGAGCAATTCCCAAACCACAGAGCCGACGCCGACTGCAATAGCGGTGGCAGGGAGGGCACGACCAGCAATCGCGGCACCGCGAGCAATGGCGCGGGCGTTAACTGAACTTCGGGCGGTGACGGTGATGGCACCGCGTGAAGTGTTGACGGGCACACGGTCGGAGACAACGACACCGCCGCCTGAACGCTCAGGGCGAACGATTCGGTCAGGCCACGGGACGACCTGGCCATTGGGGTAGATGATGGCCGTACCGGTGCGACCACTGGTCACGGGGAAGTCGACAAGCTGAATCGCGAGAGCGCGAGAGCAGGCGAAGGACAAAAAAAACAATAAGGCTAATCGCGAGTGAGCAGCCATGCGACACCAATAAGGGCAATGAAAACAACCCAAAAAGTAGCTGTGGCACCCATCAATGACTCGCAATCCGGCCAAGGTAGCGAAGGGCGTAAACGCCAAGCCAAATAGCGACGACAGCCCAGGCGAGTGAAAGACCATCTTGCCACTCAAGGAGGCCACAGGGTTGAACTGTTATGGGAGTGACTTTGGTGATATCAGGGGTGCCGCTGACGCGGCGATAGACGTATGTCGCAGACGTGGCGGTGGTGGCGGTCACGTCCACAACATAGCTGGCGGTGCCGATGGATACCACCTTGCCAACCTCCCTGCTGACAGCAGCCTGAACCGCTTGCAACTGGGTGGCGTAACAAGCGCCATCGACTTGCCAGCCCATCTCAGATGGCCTTGCGCATGAACTTGAAGGCAGCCACGGCGATGATGGCGACCAGAACCAAGGCAGCGACTGCCAGAGCGTCAGTTTTCATATCGGTCAGCGCGGTGGTGACTTCAGTGGGGACGGCAGCGAATGCGCCGGTCAGAGGTGCCAAGAGGCCGAAGCCGAGGGCGATTTTTTTCATGGAGGTTTTCCTTGCGGTGCGAGTTGATGGATTCGCGCTTGGTGCACCACGCCGAGCGAGAAACTGTTTATACGGTTTGTAGGTTATGCAGCAGCACGGGATGGTGCGGAAGGCTTCGCAGGCGTGTAAGGCTGGAGGCCGGTCAAGACGGCATTGATTCGCCGTTGGCCTTCGCGGCTTGTGTCGGCGCGCAGGGCAAAGGTACCGATGAAAGTTCCGGGAGTGGCTTTGCCGGTGAGGTCTTTGGGGAGCATCAAGACGCCAACCTGGTTGACTGACCCGTCGTCGTTGAGCAAGAGCGCTTCGGCATCTTGCATCTCCCACTTACGCCCGTTCTTCTCGCCGCTGCGTACTTCGTTGAGCTTCAATATTTGGATGATGGATTGCATGGTGATTTCCTTTGTGGTGTTGAGCACGTAAGGCTCGGGAGGGGTGGCTTTCATGGGCCGGTTAAAAGGGAGCGAGGTAGTCGGCGTGAGCCTGTAGCACGCGAGCTTTGAATTCGTAGCTGCGGGCTACGAAGCGCCAGCCGCGTTTTTTGGCGAGGATGGCCAGGTCTGTGAACGTGCGAGCCTCACGGCGGAGTAGGTTGGACTTGAACCACTTGTGAGCCTGGCTGGATATGACGTCTTCAAGAGTGGGCGTGTGGCGGTAATCGACGTGGGCGGGGACTGACATTTCATGGATCCGGGTGGATAATTCCGAAACTACGGTAAGTACACAGGTTTGTGTATGGAGCGAATAGTACCCATAAGTGAGGACTAAATGCAATTGTTAAAGTTGATCGAGGCTGCCGCAGCAATAGCAGGTAGCGAGTACAGACTCGCTAAGAACCTGGGCGTTTCACCACAAGTAGTGAGCGACTGGAAACACGGACGAAGGACATGCACACCGGAGGACTGGGCCCTGCTAGCGTACGCAGCTGGACTAGACCCAGAGGAAGCACTAATCAGGGCCGTAGTGGCTAAACACGCAGACACACCTAAGGGGGAACGGCTGCTGACAGCCTTGGGAAAAGGTTTGCAAGTGACTGGCGCGGTGGCATCTTTAGCCATGTGCGGCAGCGCCGTTTTCCTTTGGATGGAGATTGAAAAACTCGCCACAATGTATATAAAGACAACCAAAGGGATAAGAAAAAGAGCTAATAGGCGACAACCGGCGTTATGTAAAAAAGAGACAAATCACCCAAATGCCCGCCTTGTGTGGGCATTTTAGTTTTCTTGTGGGT